AGGACAGGAGCAGATCCAGATCAACCAGTCACCGATGACATGGTTGATGAGTGGAGAGCTACTAGAGCCTCTCTGGGTCTCGACGAGTCCGCCTTTGATCGCCGGATGCCCGCTATGTTTATGCAGGCTTTCTTTAGAGCTTATTTACCGTATGTGTGTCCTGGTGTTCCAGTTGGGATTTTGGAGTTCTTTGCGGATACCACTATAAACACTAAACTGTTGATGACTGATGGTATGATGTATTGGAAAGACAGGGGTAATCCTTCGGGTTTCCCCGCTACTCTCCGTCTCAACTGTATAGTTCAATTGATGGCTTGGTGTTATGCGTATATTTTACGAATGCGTGAATTAGGTGAAGTAGTTGATGGATATGACACGTACGTCTTCTATTGTCAGGGGAGCGAGCATATGTTCCTTGAGATTTGCGGGGATGATAGCAGAGCGAATTGTAAGTCGCCGCATGCGTGTGCAGTATTGGATGTGGAGAATAACTTTTCCGCGTGGCTAGCTATATGGGAGAAGTATCTCCCTTGGGAGGTCAAGATTGAGGGAGCAGCTGTTTTTACGGGCTCAGAAACTCTTGCACAGCGGTTTGGTATGTTCCCGCCGTTAGTATCTCGCAACATAGTTTTGATGGATGGTTATGTATGGACGCCGTTGTTCAATACTGACCGTTGCATTCGCAAACTGATGTCGGTCGAGGGAAATCGGCAGTACGGAGCCTTAGGGAGGTCTGTTAAGGAAGATGCCGTGTTGCAAGAGAGCGCTTTTATGACGCTTCGCCTTCAAACGTATTGGCATGTCACGCAGAAGATTTTCTCCCCGACCGTTCAACATCTGATAGATAATGGATGGTTGGATGAGAGGATATGGGATTTGGTCCGCATACATGTGGCAGACGCATACCGCACTGCGACTTTTCGCAGACGTATGCAGGGTGAAACCTGCCGCGGTACTAGGTGATGAGTACGCCATACCGCAAGGCTTAGCGGTATATAAAATGGAGCCGTTGTGAGGCGCATGCATGTGGGTAGGGGAGGGCTAAAAGTGTATTAATAAATGCAGCAAGCTACTATTTCATTACCTCCGGCACACCCTGTAAGGGCTATGACTGGGTTGGCGCGCAGCATTGCGTTGCCGGGTGAGTATGCACCTTCTCGTTTTCCGTCTTTTCCTGCATTGGAGAGGACGGCTGTGATGGGGTTTTCTCAACCGACCACCATAGCGGTTAACGCCAACACTACGTCTCGCGTAATTCTGCAACGGCAGGCTAGTTATCCATTGTGGGGGGATTTTCTGGCAGGTTCATTAGGTTGGACTGCCACTTATAGTTGCGGGATGAGCATGGGTGGAACTTATGGTTCTGTGTCACCGGCTGGGTCAGTGCTCGCCGCGAATTCTGCTACTACTACTGTTACAGCTAATGTCCCTGGGTTTGTTTCTGCTACACCATATCAA